CCCCGGCCAGGGTGTATTCCCAGAGTTTGATCGGCGTCTTGCAGGCATTGAAGTGCTTGTCGGCGACGCTCGCGCAGCCAATGTCGATATTGAGCAGCGCCCGCGGATACTCCTCGAGCGGCAACCACGGCAGTCGGCGCACGCGATCCGGCGGCACCGCCTCGATCAGGACGTCCGGCAGGTAGCCCTGCACCACGAACTGGACATGAGAAAACCGCAGGGCGATGTTGTGCCACGCCTCGGCGAGACTGAGAAAGTCCTCGGCGTAGCGGGCGCCGCCAGCCCAGCCTATCGTGAGTGGCGGTATTCCGCGCCGCACCCCCCGCAGCGTCCTGCGCCACCAACGAACGTCAATACGGTTCGGCACGACGTGCACTGGAGTGTCCACGTACTGCTGGACAACCCGACCGAGAAGCTCGTTGCTGACAGTGACGCCGTCGCACTGTCGGATGGCGATGATGCGGTCGCGTCGCTCTTGCTCGAGCTGCTCGAGGGTCTTGTCCTTCTCGGTGGTCGCGCGTTGTCGGGCGGTAATGTCGGGGTGGAACACATCGTCGTCGACCTCGTAAATGACCGCGAGTCCAGCGCGGTGCAGGTTGTCGATCCAACGCCGGCCCGTCCAGGTCGTCTCCTGGTGCCAGGCCAGCCGCGGCAGGATCACCGCCTCGAACACGCCGAGCGCCACGAGCTGGAATACTTTGGGCGCATCGTCCAGCCAGGTCCACTCGGCGACGTGGCCGCGCCGCTGGAGCTCAGCCATCGGTTGCCAGATGCGCCACATGTTGCAGGCGCCGCCGCCATCGTTGCCGCACAGCGCCAGGACACGCGGCGACCCCGTCATGCCGACCATCCGTCGTCACCGTCGAGCTCGTCGTCGACGTCGTCACCGTCGAGCTCGTCGTCGACGTCGTCAGCGTCGGGCCAGGTAACGCCGCGCTGTATGCGACTGATTGCCGAGCGGGATACGCCGTATCGCTCGGCAAGCGGCAACTGTCGCTCCGGTGCGCGACGGATCTCGCACACTTGCGCCCAGGTCAACTTACGCATCAGGTGACGCCTTCGCGCAGGACCGGGATCAGCACGAGCGTGCAATTCGGATGGTTGAGCTGGGGTCGGTCCGACACGGGCACGATCCTGCCATTCCGTGTCCTGCATGGCTCATCCCAATCGTCGCCGTCAACGATCTCGACGGCGTCGACCATGCCCGTCGCGCGGTAGCGGTTCAGGCTTGACTCGTTCTGCGCATGCTGCAATTCGGTCCGCGCGATGGTGTCCGAGCGACCGCGGAACGTCTCGCGGTACAGGCCCTCGATGCCGCGGTAGCCAATCTTCGGGTTGCCGTGTGCGATCTCGTAGGTGCTGAGGCCGAGCGCCTGGCCGACCCTCAACTGCTCCGCGATCGCCATGCGCGTGGTCTCGTCGATGCCGACCACTCGCCGCGCGGCGCCGACCAGGATGAGGTTCACGTCCGAGTCGGTGAGCTTGAACTGGTCCGCAGTCAGGCCGAACGCGACGCGGATCGCCTCGTGCACCGCGCGCAGCATGCGCCGATAGCGCGGCTCCATGATGGCCGCGAGCCGTTCCTGCTCCTCGCGACTGTTGTAGATGTCGTCGAGCTCGGTCATCGTGGCACCGGATTCGCCAGAGCTGGATTGGGCCGAGGGCGAGGGACGAGCGATGTACGCCGCTGAGCGCGCAACGCTGCGGTCTTTGATGTGACTGCCGTGCCGTTACCTGGCCTGTTCACGCCAGTCGCCAGGTCAGGTGGCGCTCGAAGTTCACGCAGCCGAGAAACGTGCGCCAGAACAGCGGCGTGCGCTTCGAGTGGGACCAGTCTCGACGCCAGTACGCCCGGCGTGTCACCCGACCAGCGCTCGCTTCACCCGACGGCGCTGGCCGTCGAAGTAGCGTTCGAGGCTGCGCTCGAGCCCAGGCTCCGACAGGTCGACGAGCGCTTGCAAGAGTTCCGGCAAGTGCTCGAGGTCGCGCGCCTTGAGCACGATCTCGCGACTCTTGGAGCCCGGCGGCAGCGCCGCGAGCGGCGGCTGCCCGGGCAGGGGCTGGGGTGGGGGCAGCTCCTGCTCGACCTCGGGCATATCGGGCGGCAACCCGACGTCGGTTCGCGCCTCGCTGACGTCGACCCAACCCGTCTTGACGGCCTCGTTCAGTCGCTTCCACTTGTTGTCCTCGTCCTCTTGCAGCGCGCGCATGTCGGTGATGTCGAACGCGACCCTGAGCCGCGGGTCGCTGGTGAACTCGGGCAGCAGCTGCTGGTTGATGCTCGAGGCGTCGAACGCGTACAGCGGCAAAATGGTCATCTCGGCGAACATCTCGCGCGCTTCGCGGAAGTTGGCATACGTGCTGCGATCCAGGCCGGCGCCGAGCCCGGCGATGATGGCGGGCACCCGGAGGACGGCCGCGATCCGCTCCTCCGGGATTCGGTGTAACGCCTTCATGTCCATCTGCTCGGGACTGAACCCGTAGGGGCTCGCCTTGGCGCCGCCCATCAGCACGCCGACACGCCCGCGGTTCTTCCCGCCGAAGCGCTCCTGCATGTCCGCCTTGAGGGTTTCGGCTTGCTCGGGCGTGAGCGTCGAGTCGGGCGGCACCTCGACCAGCATGCCGATGCTGCCGCCATTGCCCAGCATGGTCGTCTGCCATCGGGATGCCTCGTCGTCGCCCATCACCTCGTCGACCAGCCGCGCGAGCGGGGCGAGGCCGAGTCGGTGGTCGCGATCGTCCAGGCCGAGCTTGAAGTGGACCATGTCCTCGGGCGGGATGTGCAGCGGATCCTTGGCCGGGTCGAAGGTGTAGGCGTAGTACGAAATGAACCGACCTCGAGCCGCATCTTCGCGTGTGGTGATCGGCTGCACCCGCAGCGGCGAGATGGGCCACAGCTCGGTCACGTTGCCTGCGCCCGCGCGTATCTTGCGCAGGTAGGCGTTGCCGTTGACGTGCTTGCACCACTGCACGTAGTGCCAGAGCTGCTCGCGGGTCAGGTACGGATTCGGCTTGTCGAGCAGGCTTTGCAGCGGGTGGTCCTGCTGCCACTCGCGTTGGCCCGGTTCGGGCTCGAGCCAGACCTTGGCCGGCGCCTCAGGGTAGGCGGTGCAGATCGCCGACAGGCACGCGAAGACGGCCGAGTTGGAATCGTCGTGGTGCCAGGCTTGATAGATGAGCTCGGATGCGCCCGGTCCGTGGACGAGCGTGCCGAGTCGGATGGCGGCGCCGACGTCGTTGTAGTAGTACATCTTGCGCTGCTCGATCGGCTGGGTGGGCTGCTCGAGCTTCCCCATAGGCGGCGACTTGAAATCATCGCCGCGCAGCCAGGCCAGGATCGGGTTCGCCATCAACGTCGCCCCTTTCGCTTGGAACGGCCGCCGCCCCCGCCTGCGTTGCTGATGCGCGCCGCCTTCTGCTTCGAGTAGCCCTTGCGTCGCAACGCTTCGTACATACTTGGCCGCTTGATCGACGGCCCGTGACTGGAGCCCGGCATGGTCAGATGAACCTCACTTCGGAAGAGCCGCCCAGCAGCAATTCGGTCACGGCCCAGACCATCGCGTCCAGTCGGTCGGGAGATGGGTCGCCCGAGTCCGGCACCCATTGGGTGAGCTGGTCCTCGAGCATGGGCAGCGACCCCACGATGTGGATTTTTCCCTGCTCGTCAAGAGCCGAGACGGGCTCGGCGCGCACACGCTTGCCGCGGCTGGCCGTGACCATCTTCACGGGCACCGTGGGGTCGACGGTGCGAATCGTCGACTCGATCATCTGGCCCCCGAAATTACTTTCGCAGACCACGCGGTCGGCTTTCAGCTCGTGGTACACCTGAACGGCTCGACGCGCCCAACGCTCGGGCGTAAGACGCTCTGACACATCCCGCAGGAGATAGGCGTGACCATCGACACCTCGGCCTGCGGCGACCAGTCCGACTTCAGCGTGGCCCTCCGTACTGCCGCCCGAAGGGTCGACTGCAACGACAACGCGCAGCAGAGCGGGAGCTTCACGTACTCGATTCTGTTCGAGTCGGTCTCGGGTCCAGAGGGCGCCTGGGACATCGTCAAGCCATTGTGCTTCGAGCTCCTGGCGCCCGAGCCGGGTGCCGCCGTAGCGCTCGAGCAGACGCTGCACGACCCGAGCCGACAGGTGCGGATTGTCCGCGGTGCGAGCGCTCGTCACCGCCGTCGTCGGCAGCTCGGCGAGCTCGCGCACGAACTGGCGTGCCTTGGGCGTGGTCGTGGCGATCGCCCGGGGATGGTCGCCGAGACGGAGTCCGAACTGCGCCTGCTCCCAGGAGTCCTGATTCCAGAGCGCGAGCTCGTCGGCCCACAGCAGGGTCCACTGCGGGCCGTTCCAACGCGCCGGCTCCTCGGCGCCCATGAATTTCACGTAGCCGCCGCGCCAGTGGCGTGCCTCGCCGAGCGAGCGGTTGTACGCGGTGAAAAAGGACCGCCCGATCGTGATCAGACCGCTCGCGCCCTCGGCACACACATCGCGCACGTCCGCGGCTGTTGGCGCGCCGATGCCGACACGCGCCAGCGGCCCGACTTCCTCGAGGTGCTCGAGCACGTATTGCGCGCCAGCTCGCGTCTTGCCCGAGCCGCGGCCGGCGAGGATCATCCACACGTCCCAATTACCCGCCGGCGGCCTCTGATGCTCCAGCGGGTCCCAGTCGAGGCTGGTCGACGACGGCGCTGTCGCCTGCAGGTGCGACTGGGCGGAATCCGGCGAGAAGTCGAATGAGGGAATCGCGCTCGGTCCCCAATAGGTCGGCAAGCTCGGCTGCGGTCTGTTTCTCAAGCCACTGCGCGCCAGCAGCGGCCTGAAGTTGAGCGCGTAGCGTGGTGATGTGCTCGGCGACGAGGTCAAAGATGAGCCCCTCGAGGTACTCCGGGTCTCGCGCGCGCGCGCGTTGGTCGGTTGCAACTGTTGCAACTTCCGATGTTGCGAGCCAGCGTGAGACCAGGCTCTTGTCGACCTTGAACTGCGCCGCGGCCTGGGCGATGGACATGCCCGCCAGCACCGCGGCGACGACCTGGGCGCGCAGCTCGGGCGAGTGGGGGATGCCGCGCGGCAATCAACGTTCCTTGGGGTTCCAACGCGACTCGACGCGGCCTGCATGCCAACGCACATCCACATCCGGGTCAAGCGCCGACGGTTCCCACGGCGTGGGCAGCTGCTCGTCCTCGAGCCTGTTCTGCCTGGCGGCGTACAGCAACCCACCGCCGACCAGGCCCAGGCACGTGCCGGCCACGAAGTACAGCAGGTGCGCCACCAGCTCAGGCACGCTTGCCCCAGTTCCTGGCGTCGGGACACGTCGAGAAGTGGGTGATGGTGGTGCGCACGGGCCGCGTCAGGTCCTCGATGTGGACGTCGAATGGACATCGCTTGCCGGCCGCGGTACGCCCCCACCAGATCCGTCCGCCGCACGACCGGCAATGCGAAATCGATGCCTGCTGGTCGATCACCACACCCTGGAGCTCGCGGCCTTCGCTCATGACGCGAGCTCTCGCACATCGCCGTGGATGTCGCAGACAGGGTTGGTGTTCTTGTTGACCGTGAGCCACTCGCGTCGCTGAGTGCACGAGCACTCTGGCTCGGGTTCAGCTTGACGACGTCGACGTCTCCGTCTCGGTGGGCCCGCCCCCCCGTTCAAGGGGGGGTTGGGGGGGTCATCCGGTTCTGTTGGTTCTGTACTGTCCGGTCCGGTCCGGTCCGGTAGCCCCGGATTTCCGGCGCCCGTCCCCCGGACTTCCGGCGCCTGTCCCCCGGACGTCCTGGCAGCAGCTTTGCGCGCCCGGTTGCGTGCTCGCTGCTCGTTGAGCTTGCCCGCGTAATCGAACCAGTCATGCAGCACGTATCCCCCGTCTTCCAGTTGGTCGATGAACCCACTCCGCACCAGGGCGTCCGTGAAACGCTGCGCGTCCCTGGCGGGCCAGGCCGCGGCATTGGCCAACGCGCGCGGCGGGACGTTGCCGATCTGGCCGTCGGCGTTCGCGTTATCGAGTCCCCACCACCACAATTCGTGCAGGTGGCCAATGAATTTGAGGCGATCGACGTGCAGCATCGCCACCGCCGCCAGCGTCTTGCGATGCCGCGATAGCGACTGATGCGACTCGATCCAGGCCATTACATCGCCCGTCCGAACACGCGCCGCTGCGTTTCCCACGCCGGCCGCCAGTCGGATTCGATGAGCCGTCCGGTGCGGGCACGCTCGCGGGCCGCGCGCAGCCACTCGAGCGCCTCGGCGCGCGTCGGCGTGATCGGTTTTTCCGAGCGGTTACACCGTGGGCACATCAAGATGACATTGTCGATGGCGTCAGTGCCGCCGACGGAGCGATCGACCAGGTGGCCCAGGTCCCACAGGCGGCCGACGCGCTCAAGGCACGTTTGGCAGCGGCCCCCATCGCGGCGGTAGACGCGGTGCCGCAGACGCGCCCAGCTCACACGCCGCCACCGGATCGTGGAAGGTGGTTACGCAGCCATTGGCGCGCAGCCGCAAGCGTTGCGGCGTTGCTCCTCGAGGATGCGGTGGCATCGCCGATGGACGGCGATCGCGTCGCTGCTCTCCTCGTACCCCAGGTTCGCGTAGGTGTTGTGGTGGGTGTCGAACCACTTGGGATTGAGCAAATAACCGCAATGGCCGCACATGAATCGCTGGCGAACGAGGCACTCGTAGCGCAGCCGCTGGCTCGATGGACTACACCACCAGCGCAGATAGTTGAACGATGTCGATCGGGCGTACGCCGGCCGTCGACGATCTGGTGCGTAGAGTGCAACCATCTCGCGGTGCGTGAACAAGTAAGGCTGCAACGAGCGAGCTCTGAACATGTCGCCATCATGGAACGGCGTCCTATTGCCCGCCTAGTTGGAGGCTCGCACGTGGCATCCTGCACGTGTAGGCCCCTACACCACGAGCCGAAGCCCAGGAGGCTCATCGCCAGGCG